CGTTAGAGTGCGCGATTCCTGTAGAAAACAAGCTTTTCTATAGATAAGACCGACCTACGAGAGTCGCGTTTTTCGCTCAGAAACATCGTATTCTCCCGTAGAATGGCAGTAGATTACCTTGCCTGCATCGTTCAGTTCTTGCAACGCAGTGCGGTAGACCTTACTTGGAAACGCAAGTCCCTTCTGTGGTAGATACCCCGGCTTGAGTGGTCCGTGGCGTTCTAGGATCTTTAGGATCTTAATTTGGCACTTAGCTTCGTCATGTGTGCCTAGTTCGTTCTGTATTTTGTCGTATACACGATAAGTCATCGCTTTGATCGTCGAAATCGCAAGATCGACAAAGAAACTGTTGATTAGACGGTCAGAGTTTGGACCTTTGACGCTTGCTGCTAGCAGAAGAGCCAGTTTGCCGATCCTATCCTCGCATCTTTTCCACAATGCGGTACTTCGATCAGGAGATCGCACTGATTTACGGTCGATTTCCCGAAGGAACGTGTTAAGTGACAGAAGACCACCCTTTGAGTAGGTCCAGTTGTCAGGATCGAACCCAGCAAGCCCGTGGAGGTCACTATCGCTCTTTGCCCACTCTGCTGCATAGCTAATTAGCTTGGTGCTTGGCTGAATGGGCTTTCTAACATAGTCATCTGGTCGATCCCACATGACATACTTCCCCTCGAACACCAAAAGACGACCCAGTAGACCATCCTCGATGCTTTCGGGCGGAAACGAGTTCCAAAACCTTTCCGGTGTTGTGGTCATCAGGACCGTAGGGCATGGATATAGGATTTCTAGGTTTTTATCGATGTCCGCTCTGGCGTTTGGTTTCCAAGGTCTGCCTGACTTGCTGTAAGCCTCTTTGAGAAACTTAGCAGTCCTTTGGGCGACTGGGTTTTTGACGTTCCCGATCTCCCCGATGAGTTCAGCAGCTTCATCTAGCTGAAACAACTGCACATTCCTCTGTGCAAGAGAGGAGACCAAACCTTCGCCTGACGATAGATGCTCAGGACCGATATTCTTGTCCAGTTTTGCAGCGATCAGAACTTTCTCAGTCAGATTTCTAGCATAGTCTTTACCTGCACCTGATGGTGCAAGGCTGACTACAAAGATGTTTGGCGTAAGACCATCTAAGGAGATCCTGCCTGAAAGAATCGTGGCAAAAGATGTCAAAGCACCTGCAATGGCAAGCTCTGGTTGATATCCCGGTTGATTCTTCCGGCAGTAGCCAACGTACTCACCGATATATCCACCTAGCTCCTCGAACTTGTCGAACTTTATCCTCATTTTCTCCCCCGAAGCTGACTGTTTGACAAAAGCAGAGACATCAAACTCAGCGTTTAGCTTTAGCTCATCCCAAGAATGTACCTGATAGGGACTCTGCGTATCTACCCGTCTTTGTCCGGCGTTAATACCATTGTTTGCACACCTAACTACCTCATATTCATCCAGCGGTGGGGACAAGCATGACTGATTGACACGTTTGGTCAATTCTAGAGTAGTTTCGAAGTTGTAGTCACACTTTTTGGCGATGTGACCAGCGATCTGAAACAGCCTTGTGTTCCTCTCACCTTCGGGTATCGGACCTCTCAAAATGATGCTTTCGGTGTAGGTCTCAGCGGGTGTATTCCCAGAGTAGATTTTGACCGGATCTGACCAGTTTTTAGCAGGCGTCACCGAACCCTTTTTGAAATAACGCTCACAGAGCCTCTGTACGGCCTCCTCTGAGGCTTTAAACACCTTATGCGACTCCAAGTCCATGTTTGCGCCCGTGACCGTTAGGAAGCGTCCTGAGCCGTAGAACTCCGCATAGGCATTTTCAGCGATTGATCTCTTGGATGTATACCCTTCGGGCTTGTCACACCAAAAAATGACATGCAATCCATCCGCGCTAGGGGACCATTCGGCGTACCCGCAACCTTCGAGGTCCGCCATGATCTGAAAAGCCTCGGGAATGAGATTTCCTCCTTCATCGACAACGTGATCGAGATCCAGACCTGACCATCCGTCACCGAGCATGAACCCAAGACCAAGATCATCATCCGGCAGAGCTACCGCATAGGCACAAGCGTCAGCGAAAGTCCCCCACGTTGCTGGGTCATTGCTTTTGGCTTTCCCAAGCCTTCCATCGCTTCGATGAAACGGAGCAATCGGAATCTTCGTTTTCGATGTCCCGCGAACCTGACTCTGCCAGCAAACCCATCTTCGCTCTTCCCGCATCTGTGCGGGGATATTTTCCAATAGCACTTTCATCGAAATCCTCCAATCGATGTTAGATGTTAGAATGTTACTAATAGATACACAACTACATCTACTCCTAAATAAAGAAGAATAGATATACATACATACATAATAATAATAATAATAATAATATGTATGTATTTAGTAGTTTCTTTTATAAGGGACTTTCTCTTTCTTTGTGTTTTTCGCAGATGAAATGTTACAGAAAACTGCCCCAAACCAGTCGATCTTCTCAAGAATAGATTGAGTGAGCATACGGGTCAATAGCACTCAAAACCGGAATAGATTGGGTGTAAATCAGAATAGATTGACTTCTTTTTGGAATAGATGGACTTCTTTTGGTCAAATTGACCTGTCTTTTTCTGTCTATTTTTTATAGAAAAGCAGGTGACTCTTGGACGATAAGGGTTACAATTCAACCATCGGAGGAAATCACTGTGCCTGAGTTTATTAACCCACTTGTGCGAGTCACTGCACATTACTTTGTGGATGACATTGCTAACTCTGAGAGGATTAGCAGGTGGTACACACGGGAGATCGACCCTGATTACAACTCTCTTAGAGAGTTCATTGAGTTCAGTATTTATGAACCTGAACTGGGGGAAATCGATCACCTGACTCAGTTTCAGATATTTCTCAAAGGCATTGCAGTTGTGCCATCCGAAAGTTTGTGGTGGTCATCATTCATCAACGAGACATTCAAGGATCAGATCGAAGGAGATTACCTCGACTGGTTGATCTTGACGAATAAGAAGCTCAAGGAATATAGAAAGGGAGATAAGAAGAATCATGGCAAAGTCGGAATCACCTTTATCGCACTTAACGATGGTGAAAAAGTCGAGTTCACCGAAGAAGAAGAAGAAGATTACGAATAAGAAGATCCTTCTTAACGTACATGGAGAGCTAGAAGAAAGGCTACGTTTGACCCACGAACTGATTGGCGGAGGAACTTGCCGGGCAGGGAAGATGACCGCTTTGATACGCAAGGCACTCGACGACTTTCTTCCAAGCCTTAGTGAGATAGAAGGCATGATGGACAAGAAGGTATCTTCTCAGGAGGTCGAGAAGATGCTTGTAACAAAAGATGCAACGGTCATTGGTGAATCGTTTGCAGAAGTGAGGAACCCTTAAAAGGAGCTAGAGATGTTAGATGTAATAAATGCGACCTACGAGAAAGCTACGCAGATCGCGAGAATCATGCACGAGATATCTAATAGTATGGAGTTAGGAATTTCAGTATCTCGCTTTGACGAACTCTGTGAAATTCTAAAGCGTGATATTGTCGAATTTCAGTCGCTTTCAAGTAAGATTCAAAATCCGTACACGAGATTGGCCCTACGGGAAATCGAAATGGAGGAATATAGATTATATAGGAATAATGATAAAAAATTCGAGCCTTTCAGCTTAGGCAATCCGGCTACTCAGGGTTCAGCAATCAGTTATCCAATGACAACAACTTGTGTTCAGCTTATTCAGTGGGCTAGTGAAGCCCGCTTTTGTTTGCAGAGCCCAGAAAAAGACAGGTCGCTGATTTCTAATGATTGCCCGTTCAAGGGTCAGTTCTACATCCTGACAGATCGCATCTACACAGAGCATCACAAGTTGATTGGAGTGTGGCGACAACTAAATGATCTAGAACCTGAAGATGAAGTTCAGCCTGAGGAAAGGATATACAATTTGTATGTTGAGTTCTTAAACGATAAAGAAACATCAGTGGATTTAGTTGGAGAGATCGAGTGAAAGGACTAGCACTATTTCTTGCATCCATCTGGGGCGATGCCACAACGGACCAACAGAGATGCCAAGCGGAAGCTGACTTCATGGCGAAGCATCGATTTTACTCGCATGTAGGTCCGACCATTGGTAGATTCGAAGGTGTCGGATGGGGTAGATGTGAGAAGCCATCGACTTGCAGACCTGATCGAAGCAAAGGCTACCGGGTCACAGGCGATGCTTTTGCAAAAACTAAAGATGGTGTGACCATACGTGTCACAAGCTGGAGGTAAGGGAGATGTATACATTTGGGAGCTTATTCGCAGGGATCGGAGGAATTGACCTCGGGTTCGAGCGAGCAGGATTAAAGTGCAAATGGCAAGTGGAGATAGATGATTATGCAACTCAAGTTCTTGAGAAAAACTGGCCGAATGTTGCCCGCTGGCGTGACGTTAAGACGTTTCCCCCTCAAGTCGAAAAAAAGTGGGATGTCGATATTATTGCAGGAGGATTCCCATGTCAGGACATCAGCACAGCCGGAAGAGGAGAAGGACTCCAAGGAGAAAGAAGCGGATTGTTCTATGAAATCATTCGCTTGGCTCGACAACTCAAACCCAGAGCAATCGTGTTGGAGAACGTGGCAGCGTTGCTTGCTAGAGGAATGGGAGATGTACTCGGAGAGTTGGCCAAGGTCGGGTATGACTCAGAATGGCACTGCATATCTGCTGCCTCCGTTGGTGCGCCGCATGTCAGGGACAGGGTGTTCATCATTGCAGTATTGGGCAACGCCAACTGCTCACCTATCCAAAGAAGCGGGTTATCCAGCGGAATACAAAAGAAATACCCCAACATTAACTGCTACAGTTTTGGCCGAAGAAAACAAATATTGGCCGACTCCTACGGCGAGCGACAACCGGGACAGAGGTTGCATGGAGGACGAGTCAGTAAAGAGGAGAATCAAAGAAGGAAAGCAAATATCACTTTCTCAGGCCGTGAAAGAAAAGAGAACCACTGGTACATTGAACCCGATGTGGGTCGAGTGGCTAATGGGGTTCCCAGAAGGATGGACCGACTTAAATGCTTAGGCAATGCAGTCGTGCCACAAGTTGCGCAAGTAGTTGGGAATATATTGATCGAAAGGTTAAAAGAACATGAAAAGACCTGCGCTTAATTGTCCCGAAGCATATTACATCGAGTATCTGTATCACAGCGGATATGGGTGCTGGCGAATTGCGGAAATCGTAGGTCGATCTCGAAGCTACATGGAAAGGTCGCTTAGGGCCTGTCCTACTTCGCCTCGATTAGCGATGTTCGTTGGAAGGTTATCAAACGGTATACGACCTAAGCACAAGCTAGAGCCAGGATGGCATGTCGCCACTAAGTCGTGAATTTTTGTTGTCTCGTGGCAAATGCTGTAACTTCGGATGTCGAAACTGCCCTTGGAGATCATCAGTGAACACTGTCGAACTTGACCTGAGTACAACCATCTTGCAGGGAAAAGACGAATGGTGTGACGATCTTAGCGGGAAGTGGAGACCTATCCCATCTTCTATGTTTGGAAAGCTTGCCAAAGACGTTCTTCCTCGATGTGCAAACCTTCGAGGATATGATGCCAGACTCTCTAACGCAGTGCATCCTTCTCGGTGGCCCGCTGTCTACGGGATGACCAAGCCCTGACCTTCTGATTTGCATTTGCGTGCCTCGCGCGTTAAGTTCGTGCAACATAGTTGCCCGCAGATGCAAGAGGGAGAGCGTATGGGTGGGAGCAAGCCACTAAGGCAAGAGTGTCAACAGCGTGAGGGGACAAACCGTTTGCACCCTGAGCGTAGGAAAGAGATCGTGCCGACGACTGATAAAAGACCAGAGCCTCCGCTGCTGGTGCAGTCTGATGATCTTTGCCTAGCTCTGTGGAATGAAACCTGTGACATGCTGCAAAGCATGAGGTTTCTGGTCGCTGAAGATAGGCAGGTTCTTGAAGCCTACGTTCTTAATTACCGAGAGCTTTTAGTCTGCGCTGATGAAATGCGTCAGCAGGGTGCTACTGCGGAAACCTTGACAGGATCGAAATCGACGGGTGCTGCACAGAATTGGAGCAAGTTTATGGCTCTGCATCTGAAGCTACTCAATGAGTTAGGTCTGACTCCTTCTGCAAGAGCAAAGCTCGCTCCGCCGGAAAGCAGATCCAAGAACGAAAACAATTCTGTTGGCAAACTAATTAAGAAGCTTGGCGGTGGATGAGTGGCAAGATCCCATCGAAATGATGGAAGAATACGTTTCAAGTGTCATTGCAGGCGAGATCGTTGCTTGTAAGTCGATCACTGCTGCCTGCAAGCGTCACCGTAAAGACTTAGCAAGGCAAGGCGACGAAGATTTCCCGTACTACTTCGATGAGGAACATGCGAGAAATGTTTGCAACTTCTATCCTACCTGCATCAAGCACAGCATCGGTAAAGATGTTGGCAAGCCGTTTGTCTTACAGCCTTGGCAGGTCTTTGCAGTCGCTTCTATCTTCGGATGGAAATCGAACGACAATGACTGCCGCAGATATCGTAAGGCATACATCTCCGTTGCAAGGAAAAACGGTAAATCAACACTTGCTGCTGCCATGTGTCTCTACTGTGCAGGGTTCGACTACAACCCAGTAAGCAAAGGATTCGAGAACGTAGCTCAGGTCGTCTTAGCAGCATCTAAAAAAGAACAGGCGGATCGTGTAACGATGGCCGAGTGTGTCAGGATGCGAGGACAGAGTGAAGTCCTGACAGAAATGAGCAGCTTCAAAAATCGTCAGATTACCTTTCAGCACAACAGTGGTCATATCATCACAGTAGGCTCAGATAAAGCTTTCGATGGGCTGAGTCCGCACGTTTGTAACATCGACGAAATGCACAGTTTCCGATCAGCAGGAAACCAGAAAGAGTTCCTCGATACGATGAAAACAGGGTCAGGTGCTAGAACACAAAGCATCTTCCTTGTGACCACTACAGCAGGCTCTACGTCCTCTGAGCTATGGAAGTCGGAATGGAACTACGCTACAGGTGTTGTCACCGGAGAGTACGACGATGAGTCATACTTTACTCTTAGCTATGAACTCGATGAGGATGACGATCCTCTCGATCCTGATAATTGGATTAAGGCAAACCCATGCTTGGGTGTGACGCTTACCAAAGAGTTCCTCGAAGATCAGGCTAAACCGGCAGCAGCGGATAGCTTGGCTTTGAATCGATTTACTCGGTATCACGGCAACCGACTGGTCAGCAACCTTGATACTGCTTTTGACCTCGACCAATGGGACAAGTGCGAAGGTGAGCTTTCTGACTGGCAAGATGCAGACGCTATAGGAGCGGCGATTGACCTTGGAGCGAGAGACGACCTTGCCAGCCTATGCCTGTGTGCCAGATTCCCAACAGACGACTTTGTTGAAGACGCAGAAGGCAATCAAAAAGTAATCTATAGATATGAAGTTAAGTCCTACTCGTACCTAGCAATGGATAGCGTCAGGGACATCTCGGTAAAGCCTTTCTGCGACTTTATAGAAGATGGACTTCTGATACGATCTCGGTTTCCGCTGAGTGAACTTGAGCGTGATTGTGTCAAGTATTGCAGGGAGACTGGGTGCTATCAGGTAGCCTTCGATCCGTACAACGCTCAGCAGGCAGGCGAAAGAATTTCGCAAGAAGGGATAGAAGCTGTTACGATGGCGCAAACAACTAGGCACTTTAACGAGCCAATAGGGGAGATTCGAGCGGCAATCAGTGATGGTCGCTTGAAACATGACGGAAACAAACTGCTCCGATGGGCGGTTGGTAATGCGATTATCGTCACAGATCGTCAAGATCGAATGATGTACGCAAAAAACGAGTGTGAACCCGGAAAGAAAATTGACCCCGTAGTTGCGATGACGATGGCTTTTGCGAGAGCAGTAGCAATGCCAAGTCGTAGCGAAGGCTACTTTACCTACTGAGTAAAAATATGTTCAAAAGTCTAGTTGGAACTCTGTTCAATCAGCAGACAAGCACTGCTGCGAATCCCGCTGCATGGCTCTTGCAGTCCCTTGGACTAAGCGGCAAGTCATCAAGCGGTATCAATGTCTCAATCAACTCTGTACTCGGCATCCCTGAAGTGTGGATGGCTGTCAGCAAAATCTCAGGTCATCTAGCTCAGATGCCTATCGATTGCCACAAGTACGAAGGTGATGACCGCAACTACACTGAGCGTGTCTACAACGATGCCGGGGCAAGAATCCTAGCAGAACCAAGTGAGTTCTTTACACACTCGACGATCATCGAAAAGTGGGTAGTCGATGGTCTGCTCTATGGCAACGGTCGTCTATACGTCGAGAGAGCCGCTAATGGTCAACCGATTGGCTTGTATCCTCTCCAAGCTGAGAACTGTACTACTGTCGTGGCTGACGGTGAACGGTGGCACACTGTCTCCATTGACAGTGCGTCCGCCGTTTCTTCATTAGAAAGAAAAGAAAATCAAGAATCGACAATGTATAAGATCCCTGATCGGGACATCCTCTACCTTATAGGTCTTTCGAGAAACGGATGGTGGGGCGAGAACCCAATCGAGATCCTCAAAGATACCTTTGGTTTGTCGATTGCCGGTCGTGAAGCATCAGGATCTACTTTCCGAAATGCAGGTCGTCCCGGTCTACTACTCGAAGCTCCACGAGGTGCTTTCCGTACTGCTAAAGAAGCCAGCGAGTTCCTGTCTCAGTTTAACGAAGCACATGAAGGACTCGACAAGTCTGGTAAGACCGGAATGATCCGAGAAGGTATGAAGGCTCAGGTGCTACCTAACGATGGCAACACCGGAGGATATGTCCAGCAGCGTCAGTTCCAGCGTGAGTCTGCTGCGATGATCTTCCTGCTTGAGTCAATCTTCGGTGACAACACTGGCTCAACTTACAAAAGTGTGACTGAGCGAAATGCTGCATACATCACTAACTGCTTAGGCAGATGGATCAACAAGATTCAAGATGAATGTGACAAAAAGCTACTTAGTGGTCGCCAAAAGGCAGCAGGTAGCTACTGCTACAAGATGGATACTTCATCGCTCTACAAACATGACAAGATCAGCTTGGCTCAATACACAAGCAACCTGCGTCAGCAAATGATGATCTCAGGAAACGAAGTAAGAGAGCTACATGGCATGAAGCCAGTCGATGAACTGACCGACGATTACAACCCTCATGCGAACATGCAATCTCAACAGCCATCCGAGCCAGTAGAGGAGATCGAAGAGTACGAAACCGTTCCTGAACCGGATGACGGTACAGAGATCGATGCTGCTGAGAAAGAATAACCAACCCTAATGAAGAGAGTTTAACAATGAAGTTCGAGACCTCCCCTGAAGAAAAGACCATCACCATGCGCGGTGGCATCGGTGACTTTGATGGCCACATCTCTGCCGATGATTTTATTGATGCACTCAATCAGCATGAAGGTGATATCACTATCCACCTAGACTCTCCCGGTGGGTCAGTCACCGATGGTCTTGCTATTCATAACGCAATACTAAATTACGATGGGAAGATCGACATACATATTGATACTTTATGCGCGTCGATTAGCACTGTGATTGCCTGTGCTGCAAGCGGAAAAGTTCTGATGAATAGCAACGCTAAATATATGATCCACCGAGCTTGGACGGTTGCGATGGGTAACGCCAAAGACTTCCGAGGCATGGCGGATATTATGGAAATGATGGACAAGGATATCGCAGAAACCTATGTCGCTAAAGCAGGTGGCGAGTCTGATGACTGGCTTGCGATGATGGACAAGGAGACTTGGTTTGACGCAGAAAAAGCGTTAGAAATCGGTCTTGTCGATGAAATCGTTGATATGAAGAGGAAGTACAAAGATGAGGAACCGAAGGCATCGGTGATCTCACCTAACGTGCAGATCCTAGCAAGAGAGACTGCTAGAAGGATCAAGCTCAGGACTACGATTTAGTGCAAAGTTTGACACATTTTTTGAGTATTGATAACCTCTACTACTCATTGTGAAGCAATGACCCAAACGAAAAGGAAACCAATGGTCAGGCGAAATCAAAACGACATCAAAGCTGAGTTGAGCGAAGTTTCGCTTGAACTAGAGGCTTTGGCAAAATCGGAATCAGCTTCGATTGAGGAACTTCAAGAGCTACAAGCGAAAGCTGATGTGCTTGAGAAGGAGTTCGATCAAGCTGTTGAACTAGAAAAGATCAAGGCTGAAATCTTAGCGAAGCGTGAGTCAGAAGCTCAGGCAGCGGTACAGCCAGCAGTTTTTGAAGCAACGCAACCCGCCCTAAAGGAAGTCAAAGAAGTGATTCCAGCAACCGCAAAGTCCCAGAAGTCGAAGATTTTCGCATCGAGCGAAGATGCTTACACCGCAGGCATGTACCTTGCCGCTCTCGGTGGAGACCACAAAGCAAAAGAGTTCATGGCAGCACAGTCTGGCGGAACTGACAACAAGGGCGGTTTTGCCGTGCCTTCCGTTTTGTCGAATCAACTTATTAACCTAGTTGAAGAATTTGGCGTTGCCCGTCAATACTGTCAGCGAATTGTGATGAGCAGCGACAACTGGTCAGTACCGAAGGTCACTGCACAAGCATCGATTTCGTACCCGGACGAGGCAGCAGCGATCTCCGACTCAGATGTGACCTTCAGTCAAATTTCTTTAAGCGCAAAGAAAATGGCTTCAATGGTAAAGATGTCTACCGAGATCAGCGAAGATGCTGTGATCTCAATGGTTGACACCATCACTCAGAGCTTGGCTTTGTCCTTGGCAACTGCTGAAGATGACAACCTGTTCAACGGTGTTGCATCTGCAATCAACGCAAACGGCATTGCTGGTGACTCAAGTGTTGATGACACCAATGTTGCTTCTCTTGCTGCCCTTGCATTGACTGACATCACTGCATGTGCAACAGGTATCGGCAACCCTGTTCGTGGCGCACAGAACGCATTTTTCCTATCACCAACGGTCTATCACGGGGCTGTAAGGGATTTGGTCAACGCTGCCGGTGGTAACACCATTGCAGACCTTGAAGGTGGTCAGCGTCCATTGTTGATGGGCTACCCAGTAGTTCTTACCAATATCCTGCCATCGGCTCCTGCTTCCGGCGAACTGGTTGCAGTGTTCGGTGACTTGCGACTTGGTTGCTACTTTGGTGATCGTCGTTCCGTAAACTTCAAAGTTCTTAACGAACTGTTTGCTGCTAACGATCAGGTCGGTATTCAATGCACCAGCCGAATCGACATCAAGGTTGCTAACCCAGAAGTTCTTAGCAAAATCACCATCACTTGATAATGGCTAAGGTTAAATTTAAGACTGCCCGTATGGGATTTCCTGCGGGCAGTATCGTGGATGAGTCTGCGATAAAAGAAGGAGTGTTGAAAACACTTTGGGCGTTTGGTGTACTTGAGAAGGTTAAAGATGACCGCAAACTGGACGATAAACCGAACGACAAGCCCATCAAGCCTAGTCGTAAGCGTAGCTCAAGCAAAAAGCCACCTGCGTCTAAGTCCGAGTGATACAACACATGATGACCAGTTGCAGCTTCTTATCGAGGCTGCGACTGAGCGTCTTGAGCAAGACCTCGACCGTCAGATCATGACTGCAACTTATGAGCAGACACAGTTTGACTGGAACGAGAATGACCCACTGAAAGGTGAGGTCAAGCTTTACAAAAAAGCAATCACCAACATACAGTCTGTCAAATACTTTGACGAAGATGGTGTCGAGAACACTATGGCATCGAGTGCCTACATCTTCGATTCTGGCAGAGGATCACTCTTCGTAGATCCCGGCGAGGATTGGCCGACTGTTGAGCCAAACAATCCTAACGCAGTCAAAGTGACCTTCAGTGCAGGCTATGGCACTGATGCGTCTTGTGCGCCGAGGACGATGAAAACAGCGATCCTACTGTGTGTAGGCAAATGGTTCTTCGACCCTGCACAAGAAGGCAGTGCATTGCACTCTCAGGAAGTCGCCTATGAGCGTCTCGTTTCTACGCTGATGAGGAGTAGCTACCCATGAGCATTAGAAAACGAATCGGGATGCGTAGGTGGACTGCTACCTTCACACGGCATGACGGCAACACTGACAGTTATGGTCAACCAACGTACAAGACAGACGCAGATTGGGATGTCGTTACGCAGGCTTGGCCATGCGAGCTAATCACAACAGTTGGTGGCGAGATCGTCAGGGGACGAATGACACACGAAAAAACGACTCATGTTGCTTACGGCGAGTTCTACGGAACTGGCGAACTGACAACAAAAGACCGATGTGTGATCGATGGAAAGAACTACGGCATCTCAGCAATCATCGATACCGATGGTTTGCAGATGGAAAGACGGATTGAACTCAGAGGGGAGTTCTGATGCCTAACGTATTGCCTACGCTTATCTCTGTGACGAAAGCATACCAGAGGGTGCATGATCTCTGCTCAGGTAGAGTGTATGCAGACTTTATACCCGAGGGTTCAGCGAAACCTGCTGCTATACTTTTCTCGACGTATGAGGAACCCTTTGATTGCCTAATCGAATTTATGCCGATCTCGATTGCTACAGTGCGATTTGAGGCATACGGTGAGACAAGAGAAGAGGCTAACGACTTGTCAGAAGCTATCGAACAATCGCTAAGTGGGTACACAGGTCAGCTAGCGGGAGACGATGTATTTATAAACGGTGTGTCTCGGCAGACTGGTCAAATTCATTTGGTTGATATTCCCAACGATGGGACTGATAATTGGCAGTTCAGGACCGCTCAAAGCTTTGAAGTTTCGTATACGAAAAGGATTTAACAATGGCGTATTATATTGGTAAAGGTGCAACATTCTCAGCACCCGGTGTAACTAGCGCGTGTGCTAGAAGCATTAGCATCTCTGGTTTTTCGCGAGATAAGATTGAAACCACTTGCCTCGACGAAGCAGGTGATTTCCGAACTTATGTTCCATCCGCTTTTACCGATGCTGGTGAAGTTACTGCTACAATTGCTGCTGAGGCTGCAATGCCTATTGGTTCCGTAGGAGACATTGGAACCATTACTGTTAGCTTCGGTACATCTGCTGAAGCAACGCCATCGAACGGACCATCTCTAACGGGTAGCGGTTTTATTACCGATATATCAAGCTCTGAGATCAACGGCACAAGCTTGGTTGAATACACCATCACTTGTTGCTTTGATGGTGAAACAGAACCAACCTTCTCATAATGAGGGTGAATAGTGGGACGAGTTGAATTAGAAAAAGAAATCGGACTTGGCTTGATGTCAGGCAAGGAAATCGACCTTAAACGATACAGGGTCAAGTTCGATGGTCATCATGTAGCTTTCAAAAACCAGAAGTTCGGAAGTCCGATCAACTTGATAGTAAAGCTCAATGATGAGGATATTCAACTCGTCGCACGAGAGGTCAACGATATTCTGCACGATGATCCACAAGTCAATCGACTGATTGGCGTTTGGGAACACGAGCAGTCAGGACAAGAAGAAGATCAGGGAGAAATTGAATATGACATCTTTGACGAGGGATAAGCTTTTTTCGCTCAAACCAGAGCCAAAGAAGCATGAGGTTGAGGGATTCGGTGTCGTCTATATCAAGCCATTGACTGAATTGATGCGGTCAAGAAGGATTTCAGAGTTGTTAAACGACAAAGGAAAGCCGGACAAGGCTACGCAAGAAAAGCGTCGAGCAAACAGTATTATCGACCAAGTTTGTGACGAAAACGGAAAAGCGTTGTTCGAGCCTTCTGACCTGAAGCAGATACTTGAGCTTGATGGTGCAAAGCTAGATGAACTTTGCCATGCGATTTCTGAGTTCAATATAAAACAGGAAAAAAAAGAAGAGGGCGAGTTGAAAAGCTAGTTAAGCATTTCAAGAGAAATCATCGATTGAGATGGGCTTTTATCGTTTGTCAAAAATTAAAGATAGATGACCCAGTTCATTGGATGAATACTGTAAGCCCCACATTACTAGATCAATGGATAGCTTTCGAGATTGTAGAAAGAGAGTCGGGTAACTCAAACTCTGGTGATCCAGAGGACGCAAGAGCAAAAATAGAGGCAATGGCGAACCAATGGCAAAAATGAGAATGGGAATCGACCTTAGTGACTTGTTTGCAAAGGCACTAGAAGGAGTCAGAGCCGACATCCAACTTGCGGTACACAAAGAAGTCGGCAACAAGGTAGGTCAAATATCTGCTAGCACAATACAGCAGCAAATGAGAAACAAAGGAATAAAAAGAGCAAAAGCAACAGGAACTCATAACAAACGATCTAGGAAGGAAAAGGCTGCGGCAAACCAATACGGTTCGATGCTAGACACCTACTACAAGGTCTGGAGGAGTAAAGACCTCAACAAAGACATAGTTTTTGCCGGTACAACTGACGCATCGTATAAGGCAAGATTCCGAAATGACGGATGGACTAATCATCATTACTGGGGGGAAAACTCTGGCAACAACGTCAGCGGTAAAGGCTTTATTGAAGATAGTCAAAAAATATTAGAGAGACAGATCCCAGCCGTAGTTAATTCGACTATGAAGCGAGTTCTGGCGAACCCTGCAAAATATAAACGTAAGTACAAAATTAGCTAGGTGTTACGATGGCAAAAAAGACAACCAAGCTAGTTGGTTACGGCATTAGCTTTGACATGAGTTTAGTTGGTGGTGTAAAAACCGCTGACGACTTTAACAAAGCGGCTAAATCTATCGAAAAAAGCATTAACAAGTCTAGTAATGCAGTGAAGCAACATGAGTTGCAGGTAGATATCCTCAGTCAAGCATATAGCAAAGGTGCTATAAGCACTAAAGAATATGAGCAGCAGCAAACGAGTTTAGCGTACAAAGAGCTAAAAAGAACTGAAAGGCTAGAAAAACAGAGACGAGCCGTTCTTGGCTTAGACAAGCAAGAGTCAAAGTTAGCGAAAGCTAGACAGCAACGAGCTAGATTTGCTGGAATGTCCGCCGCTGGTGTATCTGGCTTAGGCATGGGAGGTCGTGCTGCTGGTGCTGCCCGATTTCTCGGTGGTGCATCGACAATGGCTACCGGCGTGGGTCTAGCTGGTGGCTTCGCAGCAGCAACAGTCGTTAAAGAGTCGATAGAGGCTTTTACGGAACTTGAAACGCAAGTCACTGCGATGAAGTCTCTATTCGGAGAGGAAATAGCAGGCAAGCTAAATCAAGAGTTTCGTAACTTAGCCAAAACGACGATCCTCACTAACTCTCAGCTAATCGAAAATGCAAAGACATGGGCATCATACGGTCTAACGACTGACGGTCTAACTGATAGGCTAAAAAGGCTGGGGACCGTTGCTGGTGGTAACTCCGAAAAGTTCAGAGCATTGACTATTGCATTTGCTCAGGTCAATGCTCAGGGCAAGCTGATGGGACAAGAAAAGAACCAGTTAATTAACGCTGGATTTTCTTTGCAAGCCGTTGCAGATGCAGCAGGCATCAGCATGGAAGATTTTGCGGATGCAATGAAAAACGGAGAGATACAAGCAGAACATCTAAACAAAGCACTTATCAATGTGACAAGCGAAGGTGGCTTGTTTGCGGACTACTTAGAAAAACAAGCTGAGACGATACAAGGAAAGTTGACCATTCTTGCTGCTTCTTGGAACGAGTTTCTCGTTGCACTCGGTGGTTCAGAAAAAGGTCCAGTAATGACAGTAGTAGATGCTTTGACTCGTGCTTCAGATGTTTTGAAGCAGGCTGTTGACGCATGGAATAGGGCAAAAGGTTTTACCGAGCCCGGCGTGCCTGATCCGATGGTAGGCCAATATGGCGTAGTTCAGGCAGGTGGCGTGACTAGCTCAGAATTGCTTTCTGCCGCTGGAGGTGCTGCAATCGTTGACTTCGGTGGAGAGGATGTCGGAAAGACAGCAAGATCAGCATACGACGAAAGATTTTTCGATGAAGCTAATGCTGCCTTGGTACAAACCATTCAGGACTTAGATAAAGTTTACGCTTTCGACAAAGAGACTGCTAAGATCAAACGTGACAAAGAAAAGATTGCCATCGAAGCGAGAGAGCAAAGAGAAAGAAATCAGATAGATCGTCTGTTCAAAAAGAAAGTTTCGATTGAAGATTATATGCTTCAATATAATGCTACGCAGTCTGAGGCTTTACGGAAAAACATGGAGGAAAGGTATGCAAAGCAAATAGAAAACTATGTTGATCCATATCGGGGTGAGCAAAGCTTTGTAGGTCCATTGCCTGCATCAGAAAAGCAAAGAGCAATGCTGGAAAAAGAAGAAAAAGACAAAGAGGAGCTTCGCATGAAACAAGAGGCACTAATCGAAGCACAAAAAGGACATGCTAATGTGGTATTTGAGAGAGAAATGGAGCGTCTCAAACAAGATGAGAAGCAGGTCGCAGAAAGGTTAAAAGCCGACAAGTCACTCGCAAAAGATCCATCTCAGCGAGACGCCTATTTCGAAGGCGGTTCTGTAGAAGAGTTTCAGTTTTTGAGGAAAAGCAAGCAGGAAAACGAAACTGCGAAAGCTATACGAGAAGCAGAGGAACGAGCGCGTCAGCAAAGAGACGAAATTGCAAGGCAAAGAAAAGACGCAGAAACTAAGCGAGAACAACAACTACAGGAACTGACATTAGCACAGTCAGAAATCGGGATTTCAGATTAAACAATATTTAGGTGATTAAATGGCAACGGTAACAGCAGCGGACTTCAGTGTATCTGCAAGAATCACAGCATCTAATAGTGCTGGTGCAGGGATTACGGTGACAAAGGCATTTCTTGAGAACAACAAAAACTCAAGCGATGTGATGACACCTAACCGAGTGTTTTTCTTAGAGAAGGAAGCAATTACTTCCGGCAATAGTCTGTCAATCGATCTTTACGATTTAGGCACACTGGATCTCGGTGTCGGTGCAGGCGATGACAACCTCGGTGAGTCACAGGCTAATAGTGCAATCAATAGCATCATCATTCAGAGCGATGCTGCATCCGCCGGAACTCTTCGCATCAATCAGACAGTCACTAATGCTTGGACTGGTCTTACAGGCGGAAGCACTTCAGTCGATCTACCAGCAGGCGGATTCTTCGCAGTGTCCTACGGTTCGACCGGAGATTCTGTCACCGATGCAAGTGATAACATGCTACAACTCGATGCAGTAAGTGGCGACTGCACTGCAACTGTAATCTTCGTATCCAACTAGGAAGTCGATATGAGCTTTACGTTTGATGTATGCAAAGTCGGTGACGACTCCTACCGAGTAAGCGGATCGACCGGCAAAGGCAACAGTAGGAACTCAACTCAGAACTTCACGCAGACCTACCTAGTTAAAGTGCTAGGATCTGATGGCAACATCGCGACCGGCAACTTAGCAACTGTATCGACTGCACAAGTAGGTTACGCTCCCGGTCTGCCTATCGTGCAGAAGTCTGTCTACACTGATACTGATGCAGGTGTGTTCCATCCTTTCGCTATTTGTATGAGCAAGGATGTTAAGAGACGAAGAGAACAACCTGCACTGTTTGATGTCAGTTGTAGCTTCCAAGCTACGATGGAGTCTGAGTTCAACCCCATCGACGACATCCAACAACCAGCAGATTTGAGTCCGCAGGTGGTTGTCTCCGTCGATGCGAAAGAGCGTGTGCTGTATCAGGATCTCGATACGAAAGAGCAGTCGTATCTTTTCCCCGGCATTGACCTGATGTACCCATCGCCAATCGTTACACAGGTTCCTCTGCTTACCTTAGACATCACTCAGTATGAGACCTATGTGAGCTATTCTCAGATACTCGAAAGGTCGTACCGAGTCAATGAAACCGAATGGAAGGGTTATCCAGCAGGTAGATGGCGTATCGTCGTCAAGAATGTTTCTGAGGTGACGGTTCCCACCGCAGGAGGAGATCAAACATGGGCGAAGGTTCAGTACGAAGCAAAACTTAGTGCTGATGGTTTTTGGGATGAGGATGGAAATTGGGAATACACTGGATGGAAACAACAGATCCCTTTAATTGCTCCTAAGTTCGTAGGTGTCGGACCCGGAAACCCTGTATATAAGTTCGTACACGAAAAAACCAGTGAGCCTAGAATGGGTTTGATTGACGAGTTTGGCGCAAAGTACACTGCATCAGATAAACCTAAGTATTTGACGCACACGAGATACCTTCCGATTGAGTTCGATGACTTCATGCAGGACTTCTAATGCTCGATGGATACATACCTACCGATAGCTCTGGTCTCGAAGGCAGAATCGGGTACACCTCGACGGGTGGAATCCCTGCGAGGAGTGGACTTGTTGCAGGAAAAGCTGATGATGTCAATTATTATCAGGTGGCAGACGATGGAACTCTTGTAGACACCGGATCAGATTTTACGGTCTACAACCCTTTTTCTCTTCCTGTTTCGGCATCTGTTTATGTGCTGTGTAAAAAAGTAGATGGTGTCTGGATCGTAGATGCCGAGGACTGTTCTTCATGACAATTTTGCGATCTCCCGGATGTAACTGCTCGTGTGAATGTCTGCTAATTGAAGAAACAGACTACAACACCAGCATCACAGCAGACACAGAACATGAGATTCCGCATACGATCCCGATCAATTGCGCAGTCGATCTGAGCAATCTTCTGCCAGAAAAATACTTCGAAGATGACACAAACATCTTCAAAGTACACATAAAAGACTCTAGCGGGACGACCACACACAAGACGCTGACTTATCAGTCAGTTCGTGACACAACTGCTCTTGATAAAGGTAGTGATGAAGATGTCTTTCATCCCCGTGCCTATGATGTAGCAGGTTCGGACCTTTATCTCGATCCCGGTTATTCTCGAAAAATCTACAAGCGTTACGTCAAGCTAAACGACGAAGATTATGACTTTCAGTCATTCATACAACATAAAAACCTAGCAGTTGGGGAGAAATACTTCAGGATTAAGTCTGTGTCTGCTGGTACATACGACGATAGCGAGGGTATAGCTACATCTCTAAAAGGTAGCTTCGGAAGCACATCAGCAGAGACACAGTGCGAAGATGAGCAAACGATCAGACAGAGGTGGGCTTTGCAGAAAAAGCGATACGCTTTTCCTGACGACTCGACAAGCCAAGTTCTGAAAACGATTCGGTGGGACAGAACGGATCAGTGTGACAACCAAGTAGAAACCTTCGTCAGAATTGACTATAGCGGAGGGGCTACAGAGTCGAGTCAGGGATTTTGGCCGAATGGAACTCAGGTAAAGTCAGCTTCGTTTGCCATAACGCTCACAGCCAATGAAGAGGCAGACGCTAGGCTAAGGGGAGAAAAAGCTCTGACATGCAGTCGAGAAACGGGAGTGATATCTAACACTGCCAAAGTTTTTGCTATACCGACTGCATCAGAGACAGGCGATGGGTATTTCGAACTAGAAACTAAACGAGTTTTAGGAGAGGAGGGCGGCAGCACAGATGTTCGTGTGTACCGTACCGGCGGAAACAGCACAGCAGTTGATGTCGTTGTAGCTAACGGCAACTCAGATGTTACATTGAACTTCGCAGCAGGTGATGTCTACAAAGATTTCACAATTTCGCATGACTCTCATAATGGCAGCACATTTACTGCTGGAATGGTTCCTAGTAACGATCTGATAAGGGACTTTCAGCAAAGACCTATAAACCTTGTCTTTCGCAAAAATACATTCGAGTATGGTCATGCTGACAGTTACCCGAGAGCGATTAAGAACGGAGGCGGCAGCGAATATTGGGATCAGATGATTGCCTCGGAGCGAGATACTTGGGCGAACAGTTCCGTAAAAGTTTTTGTAGAGTCTAATGTCGATACAACATTGAAAGAGTACAAGCTTTTTGAGATTAAGCACGAGGCTAGTTGTGCGTTAGCTGTAGACAATGCAGACTGCCCTGAGTACGAAAGATGCGATGTCATTCCTGAGTATCATGAGCAGCAATTTGAAATCAGCCATGACTTCGGTTTAGCAAGCCAGTTCATGCCTGCAAGTTCTTATAGCATCAATGAAGGGTGTGGTTCTGAGTTCGGGTATTGGAATGATCCCCTGCCACTTCAAACACTAGGAAGGTCAGGAGAGGACGCAGATTATTTTGGTCAGACTGGGCTTTGGAACTTAGCTTTCAATATACTTGAGCTAGACATAAGGACAGCAGAGCGTACTGTTAATTGCTACGACGATGCGTATTGGGATGCTCAAGAGACATCGATCAACATTACACTGAGTTGCGGTACGTTTGTAAGTTCAACAGATTTTTCACAAATGCCGAGGGCTTGTGCTGCCTTTGGTACTATTGACTACTGTTTTACTTATACATGCGGTGATGCTTACACAAACGGCACTGAGGATGGCGTAGCTTACCCAGTAGGCGACCTCCCTGACTACAATGCTCTGTGGACGGGCAAGTACATTACCACATGCCATGATCTTCACGAGTGCCAAACTCCCGATTACAGCACCAATGCAGGCATACATCAGGTCAAGACTAAAGCTGTCGCAATCAAAGCATCCGAAAGCAGCGGCACACCTTTTGATGAGCCGAGTTTCGGCAATCCTTCAAGAGCAGGACATCGGCAAGTCCTTGCTGACCTTGTTAACAATTACTGGCAAACCTATTGGCAGCACGATGGGACATCTTGGGGATATGTCGGACAAGGCAAAGTGCATCAGGTATTCACATCTGACAGTGTGGCAACAGTAAAAGCAAACATCGACTTTCTACAGTCCGGTGGTGCGGACTATTGGTTTGAGTACACACATGACACAGACGCAACCAATGACGGTTTCTATCGTGTTCGATATCCGCAGACAATGACAGGTCCATTCACCTCTGCTGACGATGGCAGTGGCAATGTCTTTGCGAGCGTCTCGGAGGATGTTGGCATCTATGCTGACCTAGACGTTTCTTACTTCCAAAGCTGGCTAAATCAGCCTGCCGGAACTAATCTCATAGGTTTTAGCGGAGCAGGAATTAGTCCTCAGTCTGGATACACGGTTGTTGATGGATCACTCAGCGCATCATTTGAAGGTTCTTTCAAGATCAGCGAGATCGACTACTACGCAGATTACGAATTGCCGTTAAGAGGTGCTGTAGACGGTTCCGTTTTAGATATCGGTGAAACAATAAGAATTGACGGGTATTGGCCGCATAGCGACTATGTGAGTGATCCTCCTGTTGGTTACTGGGAAGAAGTTTCATTTACCGAAGGTGAAGGCACAGTTGCATGGCCGGACGAAGTTTACTTCTCCGATTGCAGACCAACTGTTACATCCGATATGACGCTTACTGTAGACCCTTCTTTCCCCTCTGTACCGTCAGGTCAGTCTCGAAAGTTTGTGGACGATACGAATCAACCTTCACGCATACCGGGAACATGCGATGGAGAAACAGGGGGCTTGTCGGCAGTCTGTTGCGATGGAGATCCAGCAGGTAGCGAAACAATCTCTTGGCAGTATTGGGACTATGATTCGCTTTCGGACTGGAATGGGCAATGGACCGGCGATGGCGTAGGTAAAAAGATATCACAGGTTAGCTTCTACGATACGGGTCCGATTTCCAGCAACGCTTTTATCGGTTATCAGCTTGGGATAGGTTCGCTAGAACTTAAATCTGCTTCTTACGAGTTTCCTATCAAATGGGGGGACTGTTGGACTGAGCAGGATCAGAGAACAGAATCGTTCGACGGCTCTACGGATGTAGTTACCGGGCCAGACAAGATATACCCATTTAGAGGAATGAACGCAGTAGGAGATCCACACTTTGAACAATTAGCCGGGACAGCAGACACAGATCCATACTCACTAATGTTAGATATGCACGTTGATGCAAATGTCATCAGTAAGTCCAACATCACAATTACAGCACAAGCATACGCAACGCAATGGCAAAAGCATTAACGGTATCGTGTAAGTATTGTTTTTCGCCTACGCGAGTATTAGCGTCAGGTGGTAAGTCGAAATGCGTCTGGTGCGGACAGCCTAACGACAAAGACAGTTTCAGGGTCAAGCAATCAGACCGTTGCGAAAAGTGTGCGACTGAAATCGGCGATGGTCTGTGTCCAAGATGCTGCAAAGAGAAAAGTGGAAGCTATGCTGGCACAGAGACAAAAGGAAAGCACAACGTCGATTACCGCAAGCGTTCTGTCTTAATTGGCCCTTATATTTCATGGATGCAATTCAATCAGGACATCTTAGATTTCTCTGACTCGATCAAGGGAAAAGGCTATGATGCAGTCATCGGCGTTCCCCGTTCAGGCATGGTCGTTGCCTCTCAAATGTCAATCAGGCTGGGAGTTCCTCTGTATAGTCTCGGTGAGTATGGACCTATCTACTTAGGCGGAGGCTTGCGAGTCAGGCGCAGGGACGAAACACCAGATCCGAGCAAGGCTTTGCTTGTTGAGGATTCGACAGCAAGTGGATATTCATTTAACGAGGCTTGCAACTGGATGGGAGAAGCGATGGATAGCTGGAATGTCCACAAAGCTGCAATCTACGCTACTTCAGAACAAGCAAAAAGCCTGCATGAGTTTCATCGAGAGCTAGAGTTGCCACATTGGTTCGAATGGAATCTGCTGTGGAACAAGTTTGTCATGGATAACTGGAAAGTCGGCGTGGATTTCGATGGAATTTTGTGTCCAGACTTCACGCCTGAGCAAGACGACGATGGTTGGCGATATCTCGATGCAATGAAGAAGGCAAGATGCTTAGTACCTGCCGGGACACACATCTATGCGATTATTACTGCAAGACTAGAGAAGTACAGACCTTGGACAGAAGATTGGCTTAGGAAGCATGACATCACTTACGACAACCTTATCATGGGACCGTGGATCGACTCCGATGACCGCAGGAAGTTTTGCTTAGGAAGTTATAAAGCAGAACATTGCGAGAAGCTTAATGTAGGCATGTTTGTCGAGTCTTGTCCTAATCAGTCGCATATCATCAAGTCTAAGCGATATCAGCCTGTACTGTGTCCTGCACTCGGAGGGAGTATTGCAAAATAATGCCGTCAATGATTTGTAAAGAACGAAACCTAGCCTTTTTGCATTTCAGCAAAACGGGAGGATGGTTTGTAACACGGATGCTCGAATCCAAAGGGTTTGTTGTAAGCGATATGCAAATATGTGGAGGTCATATCGGAGTCAATGGATATGATTCAAGTCTTATTAGGTTTGGGTTTATTCGTCATCCGATAAGCTGGTATCGTTCTCTCTTTAATTACTTCTCAAACCAAAACTGGAAAATAGTCGATTGCGACTTCTCATATTTGAGAAGTGACAACCTTGACGATTTTGTTGGACGATGCGTGGATAGTTTCGATTTAATGCAACTATACAAAGTGTTTTATGGAGTCGATACAGACAAAGAAGCTGACTTTATATTTAGATTCGAGGACATGCACACGATTCTCCCAGAGTTCTTGAATAATCATGGGATAGATTGCTTCGATTACATCAGAAAAAACAAAGACAATCGAGTAAATAAGTCAGAAACGCAATTTGACGATTCGTGTTCAGAAAAAACTCAATCGTTTATTTACGATGCTTGTCATCCGATATTTGAAAGATTTAGATATGAAAAAAAAGACCCAAGAGATTCGTGAATATCCAACGCGAGAGGAAATGTATTTGCATGAAATACCTCGCGATGGCATTGGCGCAGAGTTAGGTGCTTGCAAGGGATTGAACGCACAGCATTTGTTTCATAGCTCAAGACCAAAAGCGATGTACTTGGTTGACCTCTGGGATCAGAAAAACTTTATAAAGCATCAAGAGCCACAACATTGGGCAGGCGATAATGAGAGGCTTGTTCGTAAGTTTTTTGAAAAAGACAGCAATGTTCATTATTTCAAAGGCGGTACAGTTCAGTGGCTAAAATCGATAGACGATGACTTTTTAGATTGGGTTTACATTGACTCTGGGCATACCTATGACCACACAAAAACAGAAATTGACCTATGTATCACAAAAGTCAAAGAGGGTGGACTAATCATGGGCCACGATTTCTTTTCTGCACCAGCATTGTGGGGTACAGGGGTGCAGAGAGCGGTGATAGAAAGAATTAACAGTAGGGACTTGGAAATGACTGCCATTACAAGTGAAAGGCTCTGTTCTTTTTGCTGTATGGTGAAACGATGAGCTACTTCAATAAACCGGGTTCAGCTTTGGAGTCACTTATCCCTGACTGGGTGGTACAGTTCAAAAGCGGTTGTGGGTGCAAGGACTACAAGAAAAAAATGGATAAGTGGGGGACCGAAGGATGCGAAGCAAGGGAAAACCAGATCGTTGGACATCTGTTGGAGCAGAACGATAAACTCATCCCGATGTTTAGAGGTGTTCCCATGTCACTCAAAAAAGTCGCTGCAAAGAAATTGCTGGCAAAAGCAATCAATATGTCGAAATAGCAACAAATTTTGCTTTTTGCGGGTCTCCGGTAGAATAACAGTGTTCCCCTCCCTGACACTGCTGCCGGAGACCCCTCATGCAAACTCTTTTTGGCATGACGAGCAATTATAAAATCGTCATCGACCGTGAGTTGAAAAATGGAAACAACGGTCAAAGCAAACATTGGGGTACTTCTCACAAGGAGCGTGCAGCTTGGCTCAAGAAAGTCAAAGATGCTTACGTCATCGAGCCTAATGGAAACGAGTCAATGCTCGTCGATTTCCTCGACTGCTATCATCCACCACAGTATCAAGGACTTCTAATCACTCGTCATCTTGGCAAGAATCAACGATTTTTCGATCCTGATTCTGTGCTACGCGGTAATGGGAAACAAGCTGTAGATAGTCTCATAGAAATCGGTGTTGCACCTGATGATTCGATTAAGCACCTAAAGTTTGTGATTGGATTGCAGTGCGATGAAAGCAGGGAGCTTGGACCTTATACTAGCGTCGAGGTGTTCTCATGAGTTCCTACTTAATCATTGGCGATACACACGCTCCGACGATGTTGCCGCTCTATGTAGACTTCCTCAAGCAAATCCAGAAGAAGTACAAGATTAAGCAAGATCATGTTATTCACATCGGAGACTTGGTAGACCTGCACTGTTTATCTTTCCACAAAAAGACTCCTGAGCATGTTGCTGCTGACTTCGAATACAAGAAAGCGTTGCAGCAGATCAAGACGATCACTAAGGCTTTTCCGAAGTGCCAGATGTTAATGGGCAACCATGATGCTTTACCAATGCGTCTTGCGATTGAGATTGGATTGCCTACTAACTATCTCAAGAACTTTAACGATGTGTTTCATCTGCCTAAAGGATGGAAGGTTTGGCCACGATACCACCAACTGATAATCGATGATGTTATTTATCAACATGGAGATCGGGGAAGAAACTCTGCCATACTCAATGCAAAGAGTGAGTTTCGTTCAGTGGTTCAGGGACATCATCACTCAAAGTTCGAGTGCTTCCACTTCGCAAATTCAAAGGAACGTATTTGGGCGATGCAAGTTGGGTGTGGTGTCGATAACAAGCATCAGCAGATGGAGTACGGTCTTAAATACACGCAGAAACCGATCATCGGATGTGGGGTCGTTTTAGAGAATGGTCAAACTCCCATTTGTGAACCGATGCTGCTATGAATCTACTCGATCTACTCAGTGCTTTTCTTGAGCCACTCTTTGATCTCGTGCCTCGGATAGCAAGGCGACCCGCGAGCAACGAATGGATGGTCGTTGACCGATGGTTTAAGGGTGTGAGAGTCAGAACATCTCCGGTCTTTCATCTTCCATTCATTACTCATGTTGAGTATCTACCGAAGCATGAAATACCGATTGACTGTGGACTGCAAAGAGTCACTTCAGCGGATAGTAAAAACATAGCGGTCAACGCTACAGCACTCGTTGAGATCAGTGACCCAGTGCTATGCAGAGATAGAGCAGGGGAAGAGTATGAAGAGACTGCATCGCTGATTATCAGATCAGTCGTTTGCGATCTTATCAGCGGTCACAACTGGTCGCACATCCAAGACATGATGAGCGACGATGCAGGCTATGAGGAGATCGAAGATTCTTTGTCTCGATTTGGCATCGACCTAATTCAGTTCAAGATCGAAGATTTGCAAGAGGTTTTTCCTATTTCTGTGCTGCAATAATTTTATAGAAATAGGTATTGCTATATTATTTGCCAATGCGTAGAATCACGCATGTCTTGAACAAAAAGGAGGAAAAATGAAACCTGAAGTTTATAAGACAACGAAAGATGGAACGGTAAATTATTCGATAAAATGGAGGAATGAGTTTTATGAGTGTGAGCGAGCAACAAGTACGAGATTCAGAATTAAAGGTCATCCAAAATTCACAGGATCAATACGATTCCTTTCCAAGCTCATTCAGCAAGGTATTATCCATGCTGAGTGAACTGGGAGGAGTTACAAGAAACAAGGAGTCCGATGAAGCGATAGGAGCGTATCACGCACTGTCTCAACTCAGAGATGATCTCGATGATATATTTCAGGCTCTCGATCTCCCGTTTGAGGAAAAGACTCTAGTAATGGAAAAGCTTTATTTTCCGTTTATTTCAAAGATTGGAACGAAGATCAGGGAGTGTATTGCAAGGATGTAGCCCATGCTCGTAAACGGTGCTGAAGTTAATGAAAAAGAGTTTGACGAGTTCTCAAGGCTACTTATCTCCGCAATCAGTCGCATTGGAAAAGACTCGAATGTAAGTCTTGAATTAAGGTGGTTGTCTCGAAAGATAAAAGGTTTTTTCGAGCGGCCACTCGATAGCTTTCATGACTCAGGGTTACGCAAAATTAAAAGGAGAATTGTATCGAGAAAGTGTTACATTTGGTGGGAAAAGAAACGACTTCACTGTGATCTTTTCTTAGTAGATGACGAGGGAGACTGTTACACGGAGGAAGAGGCGGGTTCGCCTAAGATTATTTTTACACATAAAGAACTGGCAGATATTTGCCAGAGATATAAGGAGCGAAGAGATGAGTGTTTTAGAACGAGCGATTACTGGGAAACAGAAGAAGCCGAGGAGGATCACGATTTATGGGAATCACGGGAATGGCAAATCGACGATAGCGAGTAAGTTTCCAAAGTCACTTTTCCTCGCAACGGAAGATGGAACATCTAATATCGATTGCACGAGAGTCGAGCTAGACTCTGCTATCGATACTCTGCAAGCTGCTAACGAGTGCATCAGCAGTGACTTTGAGACAGTCGTGCTAGACTCTGCTGATTGGTTTGAGAAGATGATCGAAGATGCCCTACATCAAGAGAACTTTAAAACTGACTATGGCAAGGGAGCCATCGAAGTAGATCGAAGGTTCGGCAAACTGCTCGACCAGTTCGATGGGTGTATCGCAGCAGGAAAAACTGTCATTGTCATTTGCCATCAGGAGATCCGCAAAGCTGAAGATGTTGCAGGTAATACTTGGGACCAAATCAAACCTAAGCTTTCCAAGCGTGTTTGCGAGCGACTACTTGAGTGGTCGGACATTGTTCTTCACATGAAGCGAGAGGACTTTATCCGAACCGAGGAAGGTGAGTTCGGAAGAAAGAAAGGTGTTGCGACGACAACCGGGCGGAGAATCCTTTGCTCTGAAAGTCACCCAAGCTTCGTAGCTAAAACCAGATATGAGCTTCCAGCGATCATGGACGCTTCCGATTCAGATACAATTACGTTAATTAAAGGAGAGTAGAATTATGGGAAATTTAACTACATTCACAGTCGGTCAGAACGACATTGCCCAAGAGTCCGGTGGTGTAGCTGCACCCGGTGACTATCATCTTTCAGTGGTATCGGCAGAGGTAAAGACCTCCGCAAAGGGTAACGATTATGTTTCCGTTCAGTTCCGCATAGAGGACGAACAGCCTTTCAGCAACCTCCGAATCTTCGAGATTTACAGCCTAGAAGGGAACGAGACCGCTGTAAAGATCGGGCGAAGTAATATTGCAAAGCTTGGTAAAATCAATGGTCACGAGTCAGTGACGGATACTGCACAACTCATCGGTGCGCATGTCTACGCCGCAGTTGTCGTGGAGCAGAACGAAGGTTATAGTGACCGCAACAGAATTAGAAAGTTCGACGACTACCGAGGGCAAAAGGCGTCCTCCCCTTCATCATCGAGTAATCCTCCACTCGATGTCGCTTTCGGTTAGTCTATTGCAGACGCATCTCACTAGCTCCGGGTGCGTCTGCTTTTCTTCTTTTCGCCTGCCCTTTTGTTTTTACGGATCGAGCAAGAGGGTGGGCTTTTTTTCTGCATGGGGGTTGTCATGGTGAAGTATCCACAGATCATTCGAATGTGGTTAGAGCTACAGGATGGAAAGCGTCCCATTGTCATTTGGTGGGAACCGATAGATCCTGATGAAACAATATTTCGAGTCGCTACAAGCTTCGGTATATTCGTCTTGAGGAATCATCAAGGAGATATTATTGCTAGTGAGGAAAAGTCATGGTCTCGATCAGACTGAGAGAAGCGGAGCAAATTCTAAACGTCTGCTTGTATTACGTGACCCACAAGGGCGAATACATTATTGCGACTGATAGTGGAGGAAATCAGCGATACCTCGTCGGTACGCTGGATGACGGATCTACTTTTGTTCAGAAGGTAGCTAAGGATAAGTTGAACTATTGCTATGATTTGGAGGAACAACTATGAAGCTGATACCTTACGATTATCAGAGGGAAGCCGTTGATGCGATCATGAATTTCTGTACGAAGCATGAGCCGCATGAATCCTGTTATGTGGAAATGCCTACTGGCTCAGGGAAGTCAGTCGTCATCGCGTTGTTCTGTTCGATGCTTGCTAATAACCATAAGCGTGTGATTGTTCTTTGCAGGCAAAAAGAGTTAGTTGAGCAGAACGCTCAAAGGCTCAAGGATCTTGTTGGCGATAAGGTTAGCGTAGGGATATTCTGCGCAGGACTTAACAGGAAAGACTATGACTGTGATGTGACCTTCGCAACGATTCAGTCAGTGAAAAGACATGCGTTAAAATTAGGTCAGGTCAACTGTATCCTCGTCGATGAAGCTCATCAAATACCTGCTAAATCTGATAGTCAGTATGGCGAGTTCCTGAGTGCGATTCAACAGTACAATCCAAAGTGCAGAATGGTGGGATTGACTGCAACTCCGTATAGGATGCAAGGATCTAGTAAAAGCAAATTGATTCACGGCGAAGGTCAGATGTTCTACGGTTGTGCCTACGCTGTATCTCTAAACAGGATGTTATCCGAGGAGAAGATTACACCTTGGACTGTACCGGGTGTCACCGAAGTCGATGTCAGCGAAGTCCGCATTGTGGGTGGTGATTATGATCTTGGCGAAATGTCTGCGGAGTTCATCGACAAGTGTGAAAGCAATGTCGAAGAGATCCTCTCACTGTGTAAAGATCGCAACAAAGTCTTAGTCTTTGCGACAACGGTTTTGCACGCCGAAGCGATCAATAAGATGTTGCTGGCGTCAGGTGAAAGCTCACGCATACTGACAGGTCAAACCAACAGCAAAGAGCGTGAGGCTTGCATTTCTGAGTTCACAAGCGGAGGTCTCAAGTACCTCGTCAACGTTGGCGTGCTGACTACCGGGTTTGATGCTAAGTCTGTTGATGCGATCGCAGTGTGCAGGGCGACACAATCTCCCGGTCTGTTTTATCAGATCATCGGCAGAGGGATGCGTAAGCACGAAAGCAAAGAGGACTTTCTCGTGCTGGACTTTGGAGGCAACTTCGACCGACTAGGAGATCCAAAAGAGGTCAACTTCGGGAGACCCGAAAAGATCGAGGTCCGCCAAGAATGTCCTAATTGCCACGAGCTTTTGTTACACGAAGATGTACGATGTCCCAAGTGCAGCCTGATCCTTCGCTTTCGTAAATGCCCTGCGTGTCATGGCAAAGTGCCTATGGACACGAAGGTGTGCGATGAACTCGTCAATCCTGCTGACCTGTTTAGTGATAAATGTGGCTTCGACTTTACCGAAAGGCGATGCTGGAATCCTTTGCCTACTGGTGAGAAATGCACAACGATTATTGCCGAAGGTGAGGTCATGTGTCCTACCTGTAACGCAGAAAAGGAGCGTAGGCTACACGGTGAGTTTGAAGCGAAGTGTGCGAAGAAGAAAGAAGAAGAGCCACCGTTCGTTATGGAAGTTTTAGGTGTCGCTTACTCTTATCACCAGAGCAAAGATCCGATAAAACCTAGCTCAATGAAGGTGACTTATCATGTCGAGGACACACGAGAGGATCAACAGGGAAATCTCTCGATGAAAAAGGTCTCCGAGTGGGTTTGCTTAATGCACGAAGGGTTTGCCAATAAGAAAGCTAGAGAATGGTGGGCAAAACGGAGCAAGCAGCTATGCCCCACAAGTATCGACGAGGCGTTACACATCGCCAATGAGGGTGGTCTCAGAGAGCCAGAGTTCATAACCGTGAAAAAGGAAGGTAAATACCATAGGATTACAGACTATCACGTTTTCCACGACTTTCCTGATACAGTCTATGTTGATGACGTTCCTTTCTAAGTTTGTCATTTCTTAGGAAAAACCCTAGAATTTCCGGTGAGCGATAACTCACGGTCGCTCATCGGTCGTGTGCCTTGCAGTGCTGAGTTCTGAGAGCAAGTGTGGCGACCGAGCTTAGGCTCAGTTCGTCAGCATTGCAGGGAGCGAAAATGAGATCAGAAAAATTTCTAAGCAAGCAGCAAAAAGCGACCTCTAAAAAGATTGCTGCACGCAACTGGAACCGCATTAACAAGCAGTTGCACACCGCATCCGATGACTTTAAGCGTAATGAAGTTCGTCGTCTCATCAAGCACGACCTCGACAACGAGGTAAAGTCTCGCAAGCGGTTCGGATCTATCTTCACTTCGATACTAATCTCAATCATGCTAAAGGTAGCAATGAAGTGGATCGAGCGATGGATCGAAGAGAGACTCTTCAGTGTATCGGAGGCAAGCGATGAGTAAGTTAAAAGAAAACAAAGCGTTCCAAACCATCGTTGGTGCAGGAATGATCTACCTCATCTTTATTCTCTGGCGAGATGGCTGGTTTGAAGCAATCCTCAACCGGGACGAAGATCCCGAAGGCTTTGAAGGTCCAGAGGTATGGATCGCCGTGGGTCAAGCACTGCTTTCTTTCGTCCAACTCGTAGGCATCGTGACGATTGGGATTGTTTCAGGAATCTTGCCTCATGTTGAGTCGACGCTTGAGTTTCTTGGTAAGCAGATTAAAGCACTGCTAGAGCAAGCAAAAATCTTTGTAGCTAAAAACAAGGATGCAGAGCCGGGTGAGAAGTGGAACTGGAAGCCTCTGGCAGCAATCGTGCTTTCATGGGTGCTGTGGTCAAACGGTGCTTTGACAGAGGTGTGGGATGTTATTAAAGACACGATCACTAATGAGGAAGTAATTCCTGCGGGAAAGCCGAAGGCGGTGGCGTTTCTGTTAACGACCACCGCCAGCCAAAACCAACTCGACCTTGCATACAGCAAAAAGTTGGATCAGTTCTTCGAGTCGAAGAAGATCGAGAGACGGACAATACTGAGCAATCAGGAAGTCGAGGCAGCAGAGCCTTGGATGGAGGAGATCGTAAAAAGCAACAGCGGAAGCGAATCTTCTCTGGCAATCTACTACGGCGAAACTGACATCAAATACATTGATATCCCTAACACGATTTCTGACGCGATGAGGCTCTTCGACTGATGCGAACCCGTGGCTACATCGACCGGAGTTACATCGACTTTCCTGAGTTCTCTGCTTACCCGGAGTATTCAGGAGGTCGCTTGGCAAAGTCGGAGTGGAAAGATCGAATCGACCATCTCAATGAGATTGGTGGTCAACCTTACCATTGGCATAAGGCAGAGGGTCGGAAGATCATTCACTCTCAGGGATCTTGGCCGTACTGTTGGCAATACGGGGTCGTGGCAGCAGTTCAGAACTGCTTGCTCCGTCAGGGTGTAGGCTACGTCAACCTCAATGCTTTTGCTACGGCATACCTCGGCAAACGAGGCAGGCGAAAAGGTGGGTTTGGAATCGAAGGGTGCAGGAATATTCAAGAGTACGGCATCACCGAAAAAGAATATTTGCCTGAGTTCCGCAGAACATTGAGATGGTCACAGAGTGCAAAAAACAATGCAAAAAAGCATAAGCTGGTGGATTTTGAAGAACTACCAAAAAATTCGCTAGAATCTGTGATTGACGCTATACTCGTCGAAAGATGTCCTGTCAGCGTAGCTTTTAGCTGGTGGAAGCATCTCGTTTGTGCTGTAGGGGTAGAGCGCAAGGGGAACGACTACGGACTCATTATCGTCAATTCATGGGGAACGAACTGGGGAAATAATGGATACGAAACCCTGTGGGGAAAAAAAGCTGTGCCGTTCGAAGCAGTCGCAGTGCGGCAAGTGCGAAGTCGAGACGAAACAAACGACAAGTGAAAGCCTGACTGAGCTTGCTGAAAAGCTAGAAGAAAAAGTTCAAGGTTGCTCTAACCGCATCCTCAATTCGATTAACCTGTTAAACAAATACGATGTCTGAAATCATAGCGAGCCTTGACCCCATGACGGTCACAACAGCACTTGTAGGGGCGATGGGTGCTTTATCAACAGCAGTCGTCCACCTATACCGCAGTCAGTTCACTTTGCAAAAAGATGTAAACGACAAGATCAGCAAAGAGCTTGCTGAGTGCAAAGATGACAGGCGTTCGCTATGGCAAGCCGTCCTGAAGATCGACCCAACCGCAGAAGAGCTAAGGAACATTAAATGAGTATCGACTACCCAAGTGAAATCAAACCGTTAGAAGATCAAGGCATCTCCGACGAGAACATTGCGGTACATCTCAATAGCAAGACTTTGTTCTCGATGTCCCCAGAGGAGTGCAAATACATCTTGCAGGACAACGCTGCTGTCTTGCTAGATGTAGTGAACGTCAATCAGCGGTCAGGAAGCCTGATTGACTACTACCAATCACTCGAAGCAGGTGACGCGAAGGATCTCATCGCGTTCTTTCTCGGACGGATCTACGCAGATCAGCCTGTGGCAACAGATCAGTATCCACGGTCAATTCAATTTGCATCAGTCGAAGCATCTTTGCCTGCTGACCTACAAGCAGTCGCGGCAAAGTTAGTCGAGGCGGCAGGTGGCAGACCTCATTCTGGTGTAAACGAGCAGGATGTAATCGACTGTCGAGCAGCATGGCAGCAAGCTGAAGCAGACCGTATTGCTGAAGAAGAACGTCAGCGTCAGATTGATGAGCAGTTACAAGCTAATGATGAGCAGTTTTGGAG